TTTGCCGCCATCCCCGCCACGCTCCTAGCCGACTGGGGCCAGAACGTCACATACATCAAAGCGGCCGAAACTGAGGTCTATAACCCAACCACCGGTCAGGTTTACGGCGCCGAAACCTCCCTCACTGTTCGCGCCTTCATTACCCAAGTTAACCCGGAAGAGTTTGATAGCGCATATCAAACAACCGATCTAAAACTCATCATCGGCAACGCCGAGCTTGGAGCATACGTGCCTAGCATCCGCGATCGTATTGAATACACCGACAGCGGCAACACAAAAACCGCCCGCATCATCAACACCAAAACAATTCGCGGCGACGCCCCCATATACCACACCATCATTGCGAGGCCCCAGTAATGGCTAGACGCAACGGAATCCGAGACTTATTAAAAGACGCTGATAAAATTTTTGCGACTACTATCTATAACGGTCCCAAAGCCGCCGCAGAGCGTATTGTCAGAGACCTACAGGAAAGAGGCCCTGCTTGGAGCGGTAGATTCTCTAATTCGTGGCAGATTAAGACACCTACCGCACTTACGCGAGGCACAGGTTCTCCGGGTAAGCCTCTCCCCATTTACACTCCGGCACTAACAGGTTTACAGGTAACCACTTCATTCTTGGGTGTAAATAAAGTTGTCTTCGTTATTAGTAACTTTGCCGACTACGCAGACATAGCGACCGACCTAGAACCGGGTGTATTCATTAACCCTGGTACGACTCCACTAAAACCGCTTACACGCGGCAAGCGTCAGCAAAGTTTGCGTGGTCTACTAAAGGGTGCGGGCAGTAATACTCGTACAGCACCATTCGACTGGTTCAGTCTCTATGTAAAAGGTGGCTATATCGATAAGACTATTGAGATCGCCATGCGGACTACCCGATGAACTACCAAGCCATCCGCGCTGTGCTGGAGTCTCCGCTCCTTACGGCCTACAACAACCTCGTTCCGGCGGTCCCGGTCTACTTCGACAACGTGATGAACGATGGCGCCGATAGCGCCGAAGAGTATGTCCACGTCAATATCCAATTCGGCCTCACCACCGAAGCCGGTCTGACTTCCAACCACAACTACGTGCGTGGCGTAGTTGTCATCCGCGCCTACACCCCAAAAGGTCGCGGCCCCGCCCGCAACCAAGAACTCGTCGATATTGCCTTCAATACTCTCCAAACAATCAACAACACCCCCAAACCCTCCAGCGGCATCTATCTCCGCACCGGCTCGATTGACGGCCCCACCTTTAGCCCCAACTTCTCTGGAAACGTCCCAGATCAACAATCGCGTCGTGCATTTACGCCATTCTTTATCTCTCGTATTGAAGCCGGATTCCAGGCAACTGTGATCGCTTAATACTCCGAGATGACTGGAGCTAACCTGTATTAAGCCGGGCAGTGCCCGCGTCCACGTCCCCATAGGTACTACCAATGGCCACCGTTCTCTCGGGCACCTCCGGCGCCCTGTACTACAGCCCTGCGGGCACCAAGTCCACCTTCACCGAGCTTAACGTCAACGCCACCACCGACATCATCACTGTCGGCACCTACCTGAACTTCAAGGTTGGCGATCCCGTCAAGTTCCAGGTCGTTAACACCGAAACCGGCGCCGCTGGTACCGGCACCCTGCCTGCGGGCCTTACTGCTGGTACGGTCTACTACGTCATCAGCTACACCGCTGCCACTGGCGCCCTGCAGGTATCTGCCACGTCTGGCGGTTCCAGCGTTGCCATCACCGACGATGGTACAGCTGTTGCCCCCAACGCTTTCGAGGTGTATTACGGCGCCCCGGCCCTGATCGGATCTGTCCGCGAGTGGAGCTTCGAAATTACTCGCAGCGAGATCGACGTCACCACCATCGGTCAAGAGAGCGGCCAGTACACCCCTTTCCGCACCTACATCACCGGCTTTGCTGACGGCTCTGGCTCTGCCACCGTGTACACCACCGATGAGGATGCCAGCCTCTCGAACCGCATGATCCAAGACGTGATCCAGCGGTATCAGACTGGCGCCACGGTGAAGCTGTACATCGACCGTGTGAGCAGCGGCGGCACCGTCAACGAAACCCTGAGCCGCTCGATCACCGTCCCTGTGATCCTGACTTCGGCCAGCCTGACGGTGAACCCGGACGACGGCCAGAGCGTGGAAATTGCTTTCCGTCCCACCGAAGCCCCCACCTTCGATCTGTCCAAGTCCTGATAGTCTGCTCGGGCAGTCGATTCAGCACCCAGCCCCTCACCAGGCTGGGTTTTTTATTTTCTATTGCGCTACACTAGGCCAGTCTTAAGTGCAAGATTATGGCTGCCGCCCCACGCGCCATCGACCGTCTCCGCAAGGCTGCCAACCTGGAGCCCAGCAAAAAGACCGTCGAACTGAGCGACGGCTCTACCTTCGAAATGTGGGTCTCACCTCTCACAATGGCCGAGCGCGAACGCGCCCAGAAACAGGCCAAGTCTGACGACGCCACCGCCTTCGCCCTCCAACTCCTGATCCAGAAAGCCTGCGACGACACTGGCACCAAATTGTTCAGCCCCGGCGAAATCGACGTCCTCAAGAACGAAGTCAAGGACAAAGACCTCCAGACGTTGATGCTGGCGATCCTGACCGACGACACGGAAGAGATCGACACCAAAAGCGCTTGAAGACGAGCTTAAAAAAGACTCGTACATCCAGACCCAGTTCTACGTCGCCGAAAAACTCGGCCTAACGCTGTCCGAGCTACGCCAGCGCATGACCGACCAAGAACTGGTCGGCTGGAGCATCTACTTCAAAATCTGCCGCGACGCAGAGCAAGCCGCCTACGAAAAGGCCAAACGCCGCCGCTAACCCGGCGGCTTTTTCACAGGATAGACTGAAGTACCAGACTACCGGCCCACGCAGTGTCCTACAAAACCACTATTGAGATTGGTGTTGTAGGCGTAGGCCAAATTGGGCTGCTACAAAAATCTCTTAATCAAGTAGCTACAACAGTAGACCTACTAAATACTAAACAAGTTAAAGCGGGGTTTAACGTCCAAAACTTAAACACGTATAACGCTTTACTTGCAAAAGCCGTAAATAACATAAACGCTGCTGCATTAGGTACACAAGAAGAACTGCAGGCTGTAAGACAACTTGTACAAGCTAAAAATAATCAAATTGCTGCCCAAACACGTCTAAATGCATTAATTGAGAAAGAAGAAATTCTCCAAAGAAAAATTGTAGCTACAGCAGACGCCGGCTTTGGTATGCAGGGACCGGCGTTGCCTCCGTCAGGTAAACCCGGCGCCCCTGGTAAAAAGGGCGGAATAGATGCCACGGGCATTATCAGCAGCACCGTTATTGGCGGCGGCTTCCCGCTGCTGTTCGGCCAGGGCGCTGGCGCTGCAACCGGCGGTGCAATCGGCGGTCTTGTAGGCTCCGCAGCCGGAGCACTCGGCGGTTCAGGCGGTGCTCAAGCCGGAGGCTTCGCCGGATCGATCGTTGGTACAGCTGTAGGCGCTGCTGCCGACGCAGACCAGCAGATCCAGAAACTCGCCGCCAGCCTTGATCTCGCTGGCGCAGCCGCCGAAAGTTTCGGAGAGTCTTTCCGCCAATCTGGCGTCGATCTCCAGACATTTACCCAGTCAGTAAATCAAATCCGCGACATCGCCATCCCCTTCGAGCAGCAAGCTACCGCCATCAAACTGGCTGCGGCCGTCTCAGCCAACTACAAAGGCAGTATCACCGCCGTATCTGCCGCCCTCCAAGAAGTTGGAAAAACAGGTACAGTCAGCGTCGGCACTCTTACCGAACTCACAAAGGCTGGCGTACAAATCGTTGACTCGCTAGCAAAGAGTTTTGGCGTAAGTAAAGACGCAGTTATTCAAATGGCTGCACAAGGCAGAATATCTGTCGATCAACTTCTGGCGCAACTGACTCAACTAGGCAACCAAGAAAAAGTTTTAACAGGACTGGATAAAATATCAGCTGCCTTTTCCTCGTTAACCGCAGCAGCTAATAAACTGTTTGGGCCGCTTCTAGATGTACTCGGGAATGCCTTAGTCACTGCTTTAGATACTGTAGCTACAGGTTATAATTATCTAGCTCAAAAGGCCATTCCTGCGTTTTTAAGTGCTATCCAGCCTGTAGCAGATGCTGTTGCACAAGCTTTACCTAAAGGAGCACTGCAAAAAGTGTTAGATATTATAGTAAATATAGGCATACAGATTGCAAATAGGTGGGTTAGCGCTCTAAAAACTTTTGCGCCTGTTCTTGCGGCCGTTATTAACAAATTCAAAGAGCTTTTAAACAATCCTGTCTTTAAGTTTATTGCAGAGCAAGTAGGTCGCCTTGTAAATTTTCTGGGCCTTGGTACAAGTGAGATAGATAAATTTCGCGCTAAGCAAGAAGAAGCCGCAGCTGCTTCTGCAAAAGTTACAGAAGAAGAACGTAAAAAACTAGCAATTTCCCTGCAGTTGCAGGCAGAACTAAATAAGCGCGTAGCCACTATGCAATCTATGCAGCAAATCGAAGCTGCGCGTTCAGCAGCAGATAGCGCAAGTTTGAATGCAAGTCTACAAGTTGCATCCGCAGAACAGCAGGCAGCGGGCTCGCTGGAAGCACAATTGAACTCAATAAATGAAATTGCTTCCCTTAAAACAGCTATTGCTGATAGCCAATATAAAGCTACAAAGCGACAGGTTGAAGCAGAAGTTGAAGCCGCTCAAGCTGCTTTACAGCAAGCCACAATTGATAAAAAGGGTGTCGAAGAAGCACAACGTAAGTTAGAAACAACAAAAGCTGTCGCGGAAGAAACACTGCGTGGAGCAGCTGCCACCGCAAGTGCTTTAGCTTCTACGGCCGAACTGGAACGACGTATGGCAACGCTGGCAGCCTATACACAGGAATACGCTCGCCAGGCACAGATGGCGCAGCGTTACCTTGATTTACAGCTTAACACTGTAAATAATATGGAGAAAGTAACAACTTCGGTGGCCGGCGCTTACATTCAAATTAACAATGCGGCTATTTCTACCCTACAAGCACAACTCAATACAACTTTGACCACAGAAGCTCGTCTTGCGATTCTTGAACGTATTCGAAGGCTAGAGATTGCTAATGCCGCGTTTGCTCTCCAAGCAGCCAGAGCCCAGATTACAGCAGAAGTCCAGCGAGCAGCCTTAGCAGCAAGATCCGCGGAATTAAAAGTACAAGAAACTATGACTGTTTTGAAACTTGCTGAAGCCATGGACCTTGCAAATCAAGCGCACTATGACGCCGTTACGTCGGCAAAAATTGGATTGCAGATAGCCAATGACAATATAAGTGTAGCTAATGCTATTGCTGCGGCGCAATGGGAAGCCGCCGATGCCGTATATAACGCCGCTATTAACGCTGCAAACATGAAATACGAGACCGAAGCAGCAGCAATAGCCGCCGGAAAATACTCAAAAGCACTCAATAGCGCCACCGGATCTACTGGCGGTGGAGGCAGTGCATCAGGAACAGTCGATAGAATTACCGCCACAGCAGTAGCTAAAATACCCGGTTACGTTACACCAGAAGAACTTGCAAAAGCTAACGTAGCTACTATGCAATCTCAAACAGCATTAACTTCGACGCAAACACCTTACGATCCATTTAATCCCACGGCAGATTCTGGATCTACGCAATCTGGCATGAGTGATACAAACATCAACATCACCACCGGCCCAGTGGTGGAGTTTGATGGAACCAAGTATGTTACCCTTGCCGACCTTGAGGCAGCAATGCGTAGCACGGTCAGCGGCGTTGTCGCCCGACTTCGCACACCCTCAGCCCGGATTGCCCTCGGTATGAGCTGATGCGTGCTCAATCCCAGTACCTCCGCATCTACGACACCGGCGGCACCACCTACAACCGCTGGCAGTCGTACTACGCCAACGACAGCGTGACCTGGGCTGGGGCGAAGTGGCTGTACGTGCCGTTCATCGCTGACGGCATCACAGCCGGCATCAGCGGCGACGAGTCCAACGTGACCGTCACCACCGCCGCCACAAGCATGGTGCTGACAGCCTTCGAGGCCGCCATGCGGGAAGGCCGCCTGGTCGATCTCAGCATCTACCAGTTTGATGTGCTGGAGGGCAACAACTCCCCACAAGCCGGCCAAGAACTCGTTGCCGCCTACACCGGCCAAGTCGTCGGTGGACGCAGCACACTGACCAGTCTTACCCTGCAACTGGGATCTGCATTATCCCCAGTTGGGGCACAAGTTCCACCGCGCAAATTTACAATCGCCATCATGGGCCAGGGAGTACGCGAATGAGCTGGATCTCCGCCACCGATCCGCTGGTACTCCTGGCCATCCAAGCCGGGCAGATCAATACGCCTGCCGGCAATAAAAAAGATGTCCGTGTTTACAGCAGCAACGAACTAGAATCCGCCCAACGTTTTATCAAACTAGGCGAACCCGTACCGATTGTTTTCGCTCGTTTCCGCAACAACAAAGGCGGTATTCTCGTCAGCCCTGGAGCAAGCGAAGCTGCATACTTTAACAACCCTTACAACACTCGAAAAGCGCATTACCACTTACCTGTCAGTGAAGGGCTTATCTCCAGCATTCCAGTCAAAGACGTCTTCCAAGGTGCCTGCCGCGTTGGGATGCACACCCAAACTTACGATCGCCGCGCTGGAACTTGGCCACCCGGCAACTACTTCCTTCAGCGTTACGACTTAACCGATCCTTTCAATCCAGTCCCTTACGACCTTCCCGAAGCCCCATATTTCTGTGGCAGCGTTGGCCTGTACCCCAACATCAGCACCGTCAGCTTCATCAGTCCTTACTACCCGGACGGTTCGGACCGCTACAAGCGACAAGTCCACCTGTTCATTCGCGGCGGGATGCACGTCACGCGGTTGTACGACAACGTGTACGGTCCCAGCGACAACTTTGCAGACCTCACTAAATGGTTGCTGACTAATACCGCTCGTACTCCGAGTGCTCTAATCGATAACACCGCGCTGTTAGCTGCCGCCACTTTCCTGGAGTACAACAGCTTTACCTGTAACTGCGAACTAACTACAAGTACAAATTACGCCGATTTTATAGCCAAATGGGCGCCGTATTTTCTGCTAGGTGAAAGTAACGATGGAGGCAAGAAAGGTCTTCGTCCGCTGCTGCCTACCACAGCAGCTGGAGCTATCAACGTAGGCGCGATTACACCAGAGTTCACATTTACTGAGGACTACATTCTCCCTGGAACTCTGGAGATTGATTACACGTCTCTGGCCGACCGCCTGCCATTTGTCGCGCAAGTTGTCTGGCGCCAGCAGATTGAAAGCGACATTGGAATTATCCGTACTGCTGAAGTGCGGTACAACGGCACTGCCGAGGCTGGCCCCTACGAAACTCACGATCTAAGCGAGTTCTGCACAAACGAGAACCACGCCGTAAAAGTCGGTGCGTATATTCTTGCAAAACGTACTTATCCCACGCACGTTATTCGATTCTCGACTCGCCCCCAAGCCTATAACGTATCCGTAACAGTCGGCGATATTATTGCCGTCAATTTGCAGCGCCAAGCAACAAACTATATCGCTTCAGCCCACCACTACCTGTACCAAGTCGAGCGTGTCACTAAGACGCTTGCTGGGGATCTGACCTACGAAGCCGTGCATTTCCCCGTAGACGATCAAAACCGCAGCCTTATCGCTCTTGATGTTGCAGCAGCCACTGGATCTGGACTGATTATCCCATCCACAAGAACAGGCGTGGATTGCGACGAAAACTCATCCACAAACAACACCATTCCCGCTGAGCAGTTCATTGAGCCCGGCGACGCGAACGACCCGACTGACTCCAGCGGCACTGGTACATCTACAGGCGCAGGAGCAGAAGTCACGATTGATCGCGGGGGTAACAGCGGCGGCGGCCCACGCGATTCTGAACCTGATGATGGCGGTCCGAACCCCGACGACGGCCTTGACCCGGATTCGCCGCCAATCAATGGCCTAGATCCCAACAACAACGGACTAGCCGGCAGGCCGATTACTGTCGATACGCCGTGTTCTGTTCAGTGGCTACGAAACGGCTCACCGATTGCTGGGGCAACAAACAATACATATACGCCGGGATTTGATGATCTTGGTCAGACACTTACTCCGCAGGTTACATGTCCAGGCGGATTGCCACAACTTCTCAATCCCATTCCCGTTTATATTATGTTCCCGTCGTTTACCAGAGCAGGGATTAAAGCTACAGTCACGTTCAAGGGGCGGAATAGAGGCGTTAGAAAACGTTGCTCTAATAACGTTTCCTCTGGATGCGGGGAAGGCACTCCCGACTCAACTTTCTCGGTAAATATAACAACCAGATTCACCGAACTACGGGCGGGTGCTTGCGATCTTGTTGGTATAAATAAGCCATACGATTTCTGCGATGCGATTTGTGGAGCTGATCCTGTGACGTTTGATGTGCGCAGAGGTTACTCATACACTAAGGCATCTGATGGCACTGAGGTTTTTATTATCAACGCTGTCTGTCCTATCCCTGGCACAAGTGATCCACAGTTTTACTACAACCATGAAATAGGGCAGTTTATCACAAGCATTGTCCTACTTGAAGATACTGAATACGGCAACACCGGGGACGAGGTGTTGGATCTAGGTTTACTTGAAGCATTGCAAGAGGGTGCCAACTATTGGGATAATTTCGGAGTCGTCAGCTAATGACAACGTTCCCCACACTGACTCCAAGCGGCCGGACATTTACGCCCGGAGAATATCCGCACACGCCGTTCAGCACCATCAGCGGCTGGCAAAACCGAGTGCGTCACAGCAATGTGATGCTCGCCAGTCAAGTACGGCTTACGTTTACAGCCGTCACCGAAGCCTCGATGCTGAGTATCCTGTCGCACTACCAGGGTCAACTCGGCACATTCGAAAGCTTCGATCTTCCTTTCTCTGTCTGGGGCGGCGTCACAGCAGCCGACTATCAGCTCGCAAATTATCTCTGGCGCTATAAAGAACCCCCAACAGTCGAAGATTCGTACTACAGCCGGTACAACATCGAACTAACGCTGGAGACCGTCCCGCCAGATGGCGCCATCGTCGATGGCATGTATCGCGTTGTACTCACAAAGCTTACCGATGGAGAGGCGCGGACTACCAACGGCCTGAGCAAGACAGTTACCGTAAGTTTCAGCGCTGTCGGCTTTCAAATTTCTGGCCTGGATCTGACCGTTACAGCAACGCTTGGCTCAGCAACAGGTATTTTTGCAACTGTCTCCAGCACCCTTGCGGCCGGTGCCGCAGCAGTTCCTGTAAGTGTCAGCGGTTTTGCCCTTACTGTTACAGCAACCTTGGTAGGCGGCAGTGCCACCACTGGACCGCCAGCATTCGATTACTGGTCTGACATGGCTGTCCAGTTGTATGGCTGGGAATCGCTGGCTTACATAGAATGGTGGGGGAATTGACGACACATGGCCGCTCCTAACCTTAAAAGTCCTACGACCATCACCGGCAAGACGGCGGTCTATGCCTGCACAGCGTCGTTGGCCTCGGCGCTTTCCAACGGGGCATCTAGCGGCAAGGTCTTCAAAATCAACGGCATTAGGGCAGCCAACACCACTACTGCTGCTGGCACCATTGAAGTCACCATCTTTCGATCCAGTACGCACTACGAGCTGATAAAGACAGCGCAAGTACCCGTCAACAGCGCCTTTGTTGTGCTCAACCGAGAGGAATACCTGTATCTAGAAGAAGGCGACGCGATCTATGCCAAGGCCAATGCCGCCACCACGATTGACCTGATCCTCACCTACGAGGAGATTGCCTGACCATGACTGTTGTTCCTCAGACATACACGGCAACTGCAACTTGGACCGCCGTCCAGCTTGCCGATACCTTCAAGCAGGCATTTATCGATGCCGGCCTGATGACGGACTGGTTTGATAGCTTCCTTAGTGGCACAATCGAGAATCGCATTCTCCGTGTCATCAACAACGGCGCCAAGACCTACGGCACCGTCTACTACTGGTTCATGTTTACCACTGGCGGCGCTTTTGTAGCCACTACCAATACGTGGAATGCAACCACCCATGTGCCAACGGGCACGCAATACATTGACTATTTTTCAACAACCACAAACGCTACAACAAACCACGTAACACTGCTGGCTCTCACTAGCACAACAACATGCACAGTAACCCGTTACACCAGCGGGATTAACAGCGCGGTATCTTTCTTCTTAATCCGAAACGGCAGCTCTAATATATGCTTTATGTTGTCGCATCCTAGCTTTAACGCTCAGTCATTCGTAGACCAAGACAAGGTACAGTTCAACAATCTTCTGTCCATAGCCGGCGCGACTAGCGCAAACACAGCGCAGATTGCTGTCGCGCAACTATACAGCACAAGGTCCAGCTACCTCGGCGCAATGCGCCTAAACGGGAACATAACATTATCAGCCTATACAACAACATTCAGCTTGGCTCAGTTTACAGCGTTCGGCAATGTGAGCGCTGCAAACAACTGGAGCTTTACATCAGGGTTTTTCTTCCCTGTCGCAGAGAATAATACCAACACTGCGCTTGCTGCAGACCACATTCCGATGTTTACGGCGCCAAGCATCACACCATACATGGCGGCATTGCCCAGTGATTTTGGATTTGCCCCTTACTACGCTGGCACCACAATGGCTGTGCAAGATACGTTTGTGGTTAGCGCTGGTACAGAGGAATGGGAAATGATGACAGTCGCTGTTATCGCTACAGCAGCAGCCGGCAAAGTTTTATTCTGCGCGAGGACCGTTTGACATGGCCAGTTTTAACCAATCCCCACTAGGGCAGGCATCACTGGCCCTGCAGGCATTTTCGTTGACGCTCGACACAGACGTTGCCGCCGCATCTGTGACCCCTGCCGCAGACAAGCGCACGACCTACTACGTCAAACCAGACTGGCGCCGTAAGCCAAGCCTGTTGCGCTAGGCCCTTTTAGACTTCCTGTAACGCATCAACGCCATGGCCAGTCTCATCTACAACTCTGCAATCGATGACATGGCCAAAGGTGCCATTGACTTCGATACTGATACCTTCAAGGTGATGCTGGTCACCAGTACCTACGTCGCCAACAAAGATACGCACACCAAGCGCTCGGACGTCACTAACGAGGTCTCTGGTACTGGCTACACCGCTGGCGGCGTTACCAGCGTCTGCACCGTCACCAAAGACACCGCCAACGACAAGGTGACACTCAGCCTGGCCGCTGTCAGCTGGGCCACTTCAACCATCACCGCACGCGGCGCCGTGTACTACAAATCCCGTGGTGGTGCCAGCAGCGCCGACGAACTGGTGGCCTACGTCGATTTCAGCGGTGATGTCAGCAGCACTGGCGCCACCTTCAGCCTTGGGGCTAGCACCATCACGCTGCAGAACTAATGGCCACGTTCCCCGCGCTGAAACCGGCAACACGCCGCTACAGCATGGGCGTGTTTCCTGTCACCGAAGAACGCGGCTTCGGCGGCGGCTCGATCCGCTTCCGCCACGGCAGCACTGCCTACGGCCACACCCTGGAACTAAATTTCACCGCTCTAAGTCAAGCTCAAACAAAACTCATCCGCGATCACTACCGTGAACAGCAAGGTGGTTACCGTTCGTTCCAACTAAGTAATGAAGCGTGGGCAGGGCACGCCAGTTATACAGACCTAGTACCTCTAACAACGTACTGGCGCTACAGCACTTTTCCTACAGAGCAGCACCGTGCAAATGGGTATGCGGACGTATCCATCGCCCTTATCAGCGTGCCGGCAATCATTTCAGCTGGAGCACCAGGACTTGCACGTGCCGTAACAGTAAGCTTTACGGGAGGCGCAGCATCCGGCAGTTAAGCTGTCGCTATGCTCTGTAACGCACCATGGCTGCTAGACACTTTACCGGATTAGATGGTGCGCTTCTAGTTAATGGCACGCGCATTGCAAAAATTACATCCTGGACATTAAATGCAACTGTTGATGTAGTTGAAACAACTGTAATTGACGCCGCAGCACGCACATACGTCTTCGGGCGTCAACAATGGTCCGGTTCCTGCACAGCCCTGTATTACGAAAAAGCCAGCGGAAGCCTCGACACTCAACCTCTACTTGCAAACACAATCCGCACAGCCATCCTTTCCCCCACCACAACCCACACACTGGAACTGCAACTAACAAGTAGCCGCGTATTCGAAGCCACGGTTTTAATTAACTCGGCATCTATTCAGGCCGCCACTGCTGATGCAGTACCAGTCAATATTGACTTCACCGTCACAGGGCTACCTATTGACGCCACGATGGGTGCTGTTTAAGCTCCTGTAGGTTTACACACTTCTAATGGCTGTCAAGTCCAAGACCGCACTGGGACGGGTGGAGCATAAAAGCCGCCCTCCCAAGAAAACTCGCCAAGGCCAGGGTGCTCACAGCAAACCCAATCATGGCCGCAAAAAACTGCGCGGACAAGGCCGTTAATATGTAAAAAACGGGCTTCTTTGGCCTCATCATGGACCGCCACGACGAGGCCGCAAGCCCTTCCGACCCCGCAAACCCTCTAGGTCAAATCGTCCCAGGGCTACTAATTGCTGCTGTCGTCGGCCTTGCCGGTCTCTTCATGCAAGTCGCCAAACTGGAGCAACTCGTCAACACCGTCGTCTCGGACATCCAAGAACTCAAGAACGACTCCAAAGAACGCCTCAACGATCTCGAAGATCGTGTCCGTCAAATCGAAGTCCAAGTAAACCGCCAGAAATGACAGTCATCAACTCCACCCTGTATCCCGAAGGATACGCACTGGAACAACTCGAAAACGAACGCGGCGAAATCTATTACCGCGCCTGCAAAGACAGCATCTGCCGCTACGCCGAAGACGAGTACATCGCCCGCATGTACCTCGAGGGAATGGGCTGGAACCCTACGCAGCCTCCTCTGAATTGATCCACTCCTCAATCTCAATCTCTAGCCGCTGATCCCAAAAATCCTGCTGGCGAAACCAGTCTCTCCACTGCTGGCTCGCCTTCCTCACATTGCACGACAAACACGCTGGAACCATATTCTTCGGATGCGTGTGCCCTCCTTTGCTTTTAGCCAGCACATGATCCAGAGTGGCTGACCTGCCTAAATCACAGTTGCAGTAGGCGCACCTATTCCGCCAGCGCCACAGGATTTCTTGCCTAAATCTTAACTTAGCCTGCTTTTTATTTAAGTATTCGCCATCATCAATCTGATGGTCCATACGTCGCAGCCGCTACATAAAAGGTAGCGACCACAACTAGCCAATGTACTGGCTTTCTTCTCTACTACAGCTACACTGTCTCCAGACTCCATATCTGACATGGATCCCACCACTACTGCTGTTATTGCGATTGCCGTTGCTGCAATCTCCGAAGCCCTGAGCCTGTACCCCGGCATCCGCGCCAACGGCATCATCCAAGCCCTGCTGTTGGCCGCCAAGGCACTCTTCCCAAAGCGCTGATTGCCAGACAGGAGCGCTCTATTCAGCTGGAGCGCTCCATCCAAGACTGGCACGCCTCCCAACCGCCCGACCTTCCGCCACCTGTCGTTCTCGATCACCCCATCGACCCAGAGCTGCAGACCGGAGACAGCCGCTTACTGGGCGGCGCCATGAGCATCCATGCCCCCTGGTCCGATGGCCACAAACAAGATCCGCCTAGCTGACCTCTTCCGGTACTACCGCGCACTGCCCCACCAACTGGCAGCAATCACGGAACTGGAAGCTGCTATCGACAAGGCCAACCCTCATATCCTCGGCCGCGATCAGGGCTGGTTCAAAACCTGGAGTGTGGCCGGCAAACAGACCGAGTTCCCCAACACCTGGGAAGGCGTGCTCGAAGCCGCCCGTGTCGCCGGCGCCAAATTCCCCGAACTGGTTGCTGCCCAGTGGGCACTGGAATCCAGCTACGGAAAACTCGTTTCCGGCAGAAACAACTTTTTCGGACTGAAGGGCACCGGCAGCGCCACCACCACTCAAGAGTTCATCAACAATCAGTGGGTCACAATCACCGACACCTTCATTGATTTTCCCGATCTCCTCTCTTGCGTCATCTATCTCGTAGATCACTGGTACAAGGACTACAAGCAATACAAGGGATGCAACAACGCCGCCACCCGTGAAGAGGCCGCGAAGTGGCTAATCAAAGAAAACTACGCCACCGATCCCAACTACGCCGGCAAGCTGATTGCTCTGATGGATCAACACGCTGGAACAGACCCGCCGGTCAAACCACGCGAAAAAATCCTCAAAGTCCCATACGAATACCAACTCGGCCCTGACGATGGAGCAACGGGTTATCGCCAGTGCTTTAGCTCCAGCTGCGCAATGGTTGCCCGCTACTACGGCAAGATTTCTGGCGACTACGAGTACAACAAACTCCGCGCCCGCTTCGGCGATACCACCGATCCCAAAGCCCAACTTGCTGCCCTCAAAGCCCTGGGACTAACCGCCACCTTCGAAATGGATGGCACAGCCGAAGACCTCGAAAACGAGATTACCGCTGGCTGCCCCGTACCAGTCGGTTGGCTCCACAAAGGCCCTGCCTCAGATCCTTCAGGCACAGGTCACTGGAGCGTCATCGCTGGATTTACCCCGACACATTTTATTCATTGCGACCCTAATGGGGAAGCGGATTTAGTACATGGGGGTTACACAAGCCACAAAGGCGGAGCAAATGTTGCGTATTCACGCAAAAACTGGCTACCCCGCTGGCTTGTTGACGGTAACGACACCGGCTGGTGGTTGCGGGTACGTTCCAGGTAAACTAAACTGCTAATGACCCATGGTAAATCCGAGTGCCCACCAACTTTAGACCACTGCCGCCTGCGGATGTAATCAAAAAATACTATATTTATTACCCTGCGACAGGAGATTTTATGTATAGAACAGGACATAAAACAGGTTTAATTGCTGGTCATAAACGTACTAGACGCGGCGGTAAACCCTGGTTAATTCTTGTTACAGTGGAAAGTATTCAATACCCAGCTCACCGACTTGCTTGGCGAATAATGACTGAAGAAGATCCTGAATTAAGTATTGACCACATAAATCAGAATCCCTTCGACAATAGCTGGAAAAACTTGCGTTTAGCGGATGACTACTTGCAAGCAACCAATAAAACATACAAAGCTGGAGTTAGTTTCCATAAAGCCACAGGTAAGTGGGTGGCGCGATTACAAAGAAATGGAAAACGTGTTTATCTAGGACTATTTGAAACTCGAGAAGCCGCCATAGTGTGTAGAGAACACGCACTACTACTCCATGCGTCCCATTGAGCACAGCACCGAGTCCCAGTTCCACAAGGCGGCCACCGACCAATGGTTGGTTGACCGCTTCAACTCTGGCGACTATCGCGGTCTACTCGAAGCCGCCCTCGTCCTCAACACTCTGCACCAGCTAGAACGCACAAAGTCGGCCTGGGCCATCCGCGAAGCCGCGAACAACCTGACCGAGCGTTTCGGCATGGACCGCGACTCGGCCTAACCCTTCAGGTGCTCCAGATTCATCTGATCCAAATACTCCAAATACAACCCCGTATAGGTTGAGTGGAGCGGATGCCCTTCTTTATCGCGTCCGTACTCAAAGTACAACTTCTCAAGAAAGTCAACTCGGGCCTGATCTGCTTGCACACGCGCCCAAGCATCCTGCGCCCACTGGGCCGGCTGAGTCTTCATCTGTTTCTCCTGTAGTAGTTTTGCTCGTGTCCTGGCAGCGGCTCGCGGACACGTCCTGGAACGCACCAGCTTAGGTTTCTTGGCTACCGGCGGCGGAATCTCAATCTTCGATCCGGGCCACTTGTACTGCGCAATCTGCAGCGCCCGCTCCAGAGAATCTGCCCGCACAAGCTGCCTCAATCCTCCTCTGCCCGGCAGCCAGATCAACAACTCAAAGCTGGGCATCAATTCCACGACCTGGGATAAGCCGGCTCCTCCACGCTGTGTACAAACACCGGACTGGTGGTGCATTCCATCACAGCCTTCGCGGCAGCCACCGCCCGTTCATACGTGACCCAGCTGGAAGCATCATCCTTATTGGCCGTCAGACCGATACCAGTCCCTGGCCCATACACCGCTGTCACCCAGCGATCCCCGGCCATCACCACATAGCGCGTCACAGCAACCTTGCTGACTACTGTGCAACCTTAATGGCTTTTCCTGATTCCCATCAGACTATGAACAAATCTGACTAAGCCTCATGCGTCTTGTTCTGACTCACCTGGCTGTTGCTTGGAGCGCATTCTTCCCTGCACCCGCCGCTGCACCGACTCCGCCCAGGCCGCTCGATCCGCAGCCTCTGCAGCCTTGTAATCCGAGGCCGGCAGAGCTTTTTCAAGTGCCGTATACACCATTTCACGTAGCATCCCGGTCACTTTTTTCCCCTCTTGGGCCGCCAGCTCTTCGGCCAGCTTGTACCGGTTCATATCCAGCAACAGCTGGCAGTACACCTTCTGTCCGTGGCGCAGCGGCATGACCGACCCGTGTAATCTCTTACACAGTAGCATACTGCGACACACTAGACCTACCAGCGAACGTCCTGATCCACCCCCTTCCGCCACGCATTCGACTGCGCCCTCCGTGCCCCAGCCCTCTGCCTGGAACACCCCTGCCTAACCGCCCGCGCCCACTCCAAGAAATCGGCAGCCCTCTGCAAATCCGCCGTCTTGGCCTGGCGCACCTCCCGCATCAACCACTCCATCACCAACTCCCTTCCCGTGCGGCTGCGACTCATGCGTCTAACTCTGAGACTCGCAAGATCGACTGCACGTACTGCTCAGGACAAAGCTCCAGCGCCTTTTGCCGTGCAGTGAAGGCGTCTGGAGCGATAACAAAAATGTCGTGCATCGGACCATGCCGCTGGTACAGCCGAACCCGATACTCGACATCGACGGTCACTTTGCCTGATCCCAGCTATCCCCGACCTTAGCCTCGGCAAGCGGCGGAATCTCGCCCAACCACATAGCTTCAGCCGCCTCCATCACCGACTGGAGCTGATTAGCCCAAGTTTCGGCATGTTCCTCTACGACGAGCAAGATAATTTCGTCATGCACCACGCCGGCCAACTGCACAACATCTTCCCCATCGGCCCTAAGTAACGGCCACAATTTGCCGAGCGTATGTTTGAGCACGGCTGCACCAGCGCCTTGGATTGGGGTGTTACAGCGCGTGGTGAGTTTGTTGTGTTCTCCCGGTAAAAACCGCCGGAGCCCCGAAACACGGACCGCGACAAATGGATTCTTCGCAGGCGCATTAGCAAGTGCAGCATTTGAGCGCTGCCATTGGCTGATGCCCTTATATGCAGCATGGAACTTTTCGCGGACTTCCGCCGCCTCATCAAGATCCATCTGGATACCCATTCCTGCCGCGTAATTCCTGAGTCCTCTTGCACCCGATCCATACAACAATCCGAAGTTTGCGCTCTTACTAACCTGGCGCTGCTCCTTTGTAACCTCATCCTCACTGACCCCATAAATCTGCATCGCGGTAATCGTATGCAGGTCTTTCCCGTCCTGGAACGCCTGAGTCATAAGCTCGTCTTGAGCTTCTGCAGCCGCCAGCCGCAACTCCATCTGCGCAAAGTCCGCCACCACCATCTTCCATCCAGCCGGAGCTTGCACACACGCCCTAAACCGCTGATCCCTCGGAATCTGCTGAAGATTCGGACTCATACAACTCATACGCCCCGTATCAGCTCCAAGCTGCAAATAACTGGCACGAATAAACCCGTCATCCGCAACATTCTTCAGCAAAGTCTCAGCCATCTGGCGCCGCTTCTCTACACGCTTCCACCGCAAATAGTCCGCAATAATCCTGTGGTCGCCAATGTATTCCTGCAAGGCAGATCGACTGGCGCTCGGCTTATTCGTCTTCGGATCAATAGGCGCTTCACCCAGCAATGCCGAAAACTTCACCAGCAACTGCGCCGGACTATTGAGATTGAACACCTGCGAGTCAGGTTTTGTTTTCTTCTCACTCGGCTTTGTCTGGTACTTCAACCTGCCATCCGGCCCTCTAAACAACTTGAACCCAGGTGGAAGTGCGGCGTCAAAGTCCTCAATGAACTTATCCCCAATCTCCCTGTGCTCAATATCCAAGTCCTCAATCAGCTGCTGGAGCGACTGTTTATTGAACGGCAACCCTGTGCGCCACAGCTGCGCCATTGCCGGAAGCGCATTGCACTCCAAGTACCACGCTGGAGCAAGCCCCCCAATCGCCATACGCTCCATGACCTCGCGCTCCAGCTCTGTCAACACCACCACGTCTTTGGCGGCATAGGCCAGCTGGCTAGCAGTCAGATCGCCTGACCAGTCACTCCGCTGTTCTTCCTTGGAAATCTCTTGCTTGAGATACCGCTTTACCACGTACTGAAGACCGTGCTTCAGGTTGGGCATCCCGTTGGTGAGAACCCGGCTAGCCAGCATGGTGCAGAGCACCTTGCCCGCCGGATAAATCTCGTACTCCTGCAGCCAGCCCAGATCGAACACCGCATTGTGGGCAATCCAGCGGCGCCCCACTTGGAAGAACTCCTCCAGCTCAATCCAGTCGTTGTCATCCAACTGAAAACAATCGATGACCACCGGCGGCTTGCCATAGGTCGCCAACTGGAGCAACCGGAGCCCCCCGAAAGTCGGCTGGAGCCCGGTCGTCTCCACGTCAAATGCCACAGTAGTGGCCCCCTCCAAAGTGGAGAGGTGCTCAATCCCAAAAAGAAAATCCATGCCTGGTAGGGCGAAGTTGGAACATAACGGCTGTTATGTTGCCTCTACTCTAGCACAGTGTCAACCTCCCGCGCCGAGCACAGCTCCGCCAGCACCGTCCCAGCCTCTGGAATCCCCAGCAAACACCGATACTGCCACTGTATGCAGTTTCTGCATACGCCCCCATCCTCCAAAGGCGGATACTTACGACGCATCTGCTCGCGCTGCCGATCTTCTTTACCAGCTGGAGTTTTCTTATAGCAGCGAAAACAGTACAGAGCACTTGCAATCGGCCTACCGCACTCAATACATTGCCGCCTATTAAGTGTCGTAGTTTTCATGAAAATTTTACATAAGAGTGCTTAACACTACGCTGCATCACAACTTTAACTTTTCCCTCTTCTGTATACGTCTGCTTGAACTTAACAGCATTAGCCGGCAGCTCAATTTCAACTGTATGGAACTTGTGCTTACATACACGACACCTTCTCTGCCTAGTAATTGTCTCCACAGTGTCATGACAACTGCGGTAAGTACCTATCTGGGAAGACCCGCACTCAGGACACTGCATCGAACGCTGCCTCCGCAATAAAAGGAAACTTATCTGTAAAAATCCTCATGCACTCCAGGGCAATCTGCTGGTGCTCCCACTGCGTCCCATTCGCTGTTCGCAAACAGATGTAGTGGATCCAGCTGCGCAATGTCCCGTGCATATACAACGTGGTTGGCGTACACAGAGGCAAAATTCTCCGCGCCGTCTCCTTAGCAGCCCCACCCTCTAACAGCAGCTGGTACAACTTGTAGCTCTCGCTGATAAGTTGCCCACAGCGATCCTGCCAGTACCGCTGCACAAGCGGATCCACAGCATCAATACTGTTCTGCCTATTTTTCTGATCCTGCAGCCGCTGGTACGGCATTTCAGCAGGAACTGTCTTCGCATAGCGCGTAGAAAACTCCTGGAATGAGAAACTGCGATGCCGCAGAATCTGCGCCGCAATATCCCGCTCAGTATCAATCTTGACGCACAACGAAGCCATTTCAAACGGGCTCCAGTGCTCGTGCTTAATCAGGTAACTCAACAGCTTTGGAGCTGTCTGCATATTCCCAGCGTTGTCTGGATTAGACACGCGGGCCATCTGCACAATCAATTCTTGTGCAGCTGGTGTGCAATGCACAAAAGAAACGTTCATCGATCTTGGTAAGGAGCAGTCGCCAAAGTGTTAATCAGCCGGTTCAAGTACCAGCGAGCCTTCATGAAATCCTCAAGAGGATCCTTCTTAATCCACGCCCGGCTGATGTACTTAATGACCTGCCAATGCAGACCACCAACTACAGCATCAGGCGCCGGCCTCACCCAATCCTCAATTACATCAATAACCTCAACTCGGCCATTGGTGTAATGACTGGGACTGTTGACGTTATCCGTCATCCTTTAGACCCCTGCACAGTTTTGTCGTTGAAGTAGCGCCCGGTCATTGAGTAGTCCTTCGCTGGCAACATCGACAGCCGATGGAACACAATCTGCGCAATTCGCATCCCCGGCCAGATCGGCACAGGGTGCATGACCCGCGCATTCTGCAGCTCCAGCGTCAACCTGCCGCAATACCCAGGATCGACATACCCTGCCAGCAAATGCTCAATCCCTTCCCTGGCCCGGCTGGACTTAAGCGCCAGCTGCCCGGCAATACAGTCTGGCAGCTTGAACTCTTCCAGCGTCTCGGCCAGCACAAACTCATGCGGCTGGAGCATGTAAGGCTTGTCCTTACTGCACTCGGCAATCGAGTACGGCACAAGATCAGTCGTCGTCGGCAACTCAATCAGCAGATTGCTGCCCAGTCGCACATCGAGACTCGCTGGATTCACCAGCGCATCATCAAAAGGAGTTACAAGACCCCGGCGAACCAGGGTCAGAATCTCCACGTCTGGAAGCACCGTCATTAAATGTGCCTCCAAGTTTCTCTGCGCACTACCCGGTCAATCACAGCAAAACCGACACGTAAATCGTTGGCCATATTTGTAGAAGAGCACCCCCTACGTGCATGAGGCGCGTATAACGCACGTATACATAAAACCTGCTCTTCTGTGAGCAAAGCGCGTCCGTTTGAAGATCCTCGTTTTGCTTGTTCAGCAGGTGTTTGCCACGCACAATTACCGGGCTCATAGTTACCCGTATCATTGAGTCGCCCCAAGGTTGTTCCTTTAGGGCGTTCTCCCATATCTGCTAAGAACAACTCAAAGTCATTCCAGCGGGCACATACGGTTACGCCTCGTTGTCCATAATGCGGAAAACGATGGTTTTTCGGATTTCGGCATCGATCGCGCATACTGCTCCAAGAACGGTATGTGGGCGACCATGTGCCGGCAGCATGTCCGTGTTTTGTGGCTTTTTTCACGCAGCAGCCTCAACAACTTCCTGCTGGAGCACAACGTTCTTCCACGTCTTGCCCCACTTGATGTTGTTGATGGTGGTGCTGTGGACGCCAAACTCATCAGCAATCTTGGCCACCGACTTACCGCCCGCAGCCAGCTGGCGCTTGATCTCCAGCACCTTCGCCTCACTCAGCGACGCCACCCCACGCTTCCCCTTGCGGCTGGACTTACGCGTCTTAATTTGAGACTGGGGCTTGCGGGTGATCTTCTCGCCGGCGGGCAGGGGAATGGATTGCTTGCCCTTGCTCAGATCAAGCTCAATATGCTGGCTTGCTTCGAGGGCTGTACGAGCTGCCTCCAGCGCCGTCTTGATCTGCTGGAACTGGTGCTCCGAAAGAATGTGCATGTTCATAGGTCAGAACGCGTGCAGTGTAGTACAGAATCGCCGTTGTGGTTACTCCATACCCTCCAGCTCGGCGGCGATGGCGAGGAGGCTTAACCTGATCTCGACCATCTTTTGCAACGGCAAGGCGTGGTTGCGGTCGAAGAACTCCTCTTCAAGAGCTGGCGACACCACCTGATCCGCAGCAGCACGCAGGGCGGCGGCAATACTGGGACAATCGCGCAGATCGGGCACGGCACGAAAGGCATCCAGTACCGCCTGCGCGGCGGGAGAGAGGTCAGTCATCGAGCTGCTCCAGTGCGCGGCGGATAACTGCCATAGCCGTCTGATCATCCGTACCTGCCTCAACAGCAGCCCAAGCCTGTAGTGCTCGATCCTTCAAGCTCGGCGGCTTGGGGCGTCTGGCGGCGCGGAGCGAAGGGATAAGTTCGGAATGTGTGGCCAGGTTTTGCCAGTGAAGCCACTCACAGCACGCCTCCAGCTCCTGGTCGGCGCCCCACTGTGCGGCTTCAGTGGCAACGTAATCAAAGTAAGTCTTTGGATCGTCTTGATACTGGTCGGCTTGCTCCCACCACTGCTGCACCAGCTCCGGCGGTGGGGTGATGGGGTCAGTCATTCTTCAACCTCATAACGTTTGGCAATGGCAGCAGCCCAAGCCATCAGGTCGCTGGCTCGCACCAGTTGCACGCCCTCTTCAGCACCGTCAGCAACGCGCCAATGGCATGAAGCCGTGTCTCTTAAGGCTTGCTCAATGGCCAGCTTTGCGGCCCAGGTTGCAGCTTTGGCGGCAACGTAGAGGGCCTTGTCGCAATGGGCGGCACCATTGGTGTCCCATTCGGATTCCCACTGGCGGATGATTTCGGCGGGTGGTGAAAGTAGGCGTTGATTAGTCATCGTCGTCAGGCAGGATTTCAAGAAGGGATGAGATGCACTGGCCGGTGGTGTTCTCAGCGCCAAGGCAGTAGCGCTCGGCCTCGCGCAATGCCATGCGCAGCCGCTCCACAACGGGCCACGGATCGTGCAGCTCGGTGGAGAAGTCTTGAAAGGGTGCTGGGTGGAAGTCGCTCATTGCTGCACCTCCTCTAGCAACAGATCAGCAAGCTCCTCAAAAGGTGCGAGCCAGTCGTCGTCGCGCCTCCGGTCAATCAACCACGCCGCCACCTCACGGATCGCGGCGCGGGCTTCGGATGCCCAATTTACGGCCTCCTCATCCAGCTCCAATCCGTACTCAACGCCGCTGATAGCAAGTGCTACCCGGCGCACCAACGAACCATCTGGTTTTGCCGGATAGTTGGAACTTGTAAGCGGTGCTGATGAGTTGGGCGTGAGCAGATCGGTAATCTGCTGCGCTTGTTCTGGAGTCAGCTTCAGCGGCTCACTGATTTCGTGGACCTTTGACGCTGGGCGCTTGACGGACTCCAGCGCCTCGACTCGGCTGGCCAAGGCCAAAATGTTGGCACTGGTTTCGACGATATGCTTGTGAACTGCATCCTCCAGTAACTGGATCCTGTCGCGGAGTTCGAGAAGGCAATCCGCAGTAGCCCACGGGACTTGGTGTTTCATACCGGCGCAAATGTGTACATGCTCCCACTGTTCGGGTGTTGCTTTGTAATCAGCCATCGAGTTGCTCCAGTGCGCGGCGGATGATGTTTTCGTGAGCAGCATCAAGACGATCTGAGGCGTCGTCTAAAACTGCAAGCGCTTGCTCCTTCAAGCTCGGCGGCTTGGGGCGGCGGTAATTATAAAACTCAATTACATCTTCTTCTTCCCACGCAGCGCACTGCTTGAGGTAATTTCCACAAGCTAGTAACTCTTGGTCGGCACCGTATCGGGCGGCTTCAATCAACAGTTCATTGATTCCTTTGTTGTAATCATCATGCTGCTCAAACCAAAGCTGCAATAGCTCTGACGGTGGGGTGATCGGATGTTGGTCAGTCATCGAGTTGCTCCAATGCGCGGCGGATTTGAGATAGATCGCGTCCTAAACCTCGCTCAAAAAGATCTGCGTTGAGCACATCTAACTGCAACAGCGCCAACTTCTTCAAGCTCATCGGCTTGGGGCGGCGGGCAGCGCGGAGTTCGTCGCTGAATTCGTGGTGAATCCACTCTTTGGCTTTAAGCCACTCACAGCACGCCTCCAGCTCCTGATCAGCGCCCCAGCGGGCGGCCTGGGTGGCGATGTCTTGCAACCTCTCAGTTGTGATCGTCACTGTGGACATGGTGCGCAACTGGCTGACGTATTCAGGCAAGTTGCGCCACTCTTCCACCAGCTCCGGCGGTGGGGTGATTGGGTGGTCAGTCATTTGTCCAACTCTTTTACAAGTTTTTTTAGGGCTCTGAACTCGCCCCAGGTCAGCTTGAAACTTTGATCGCCGTAGCTGCTCAGGTGGGCATCAAAGCCTTCGCCGTTGTGCCATAGCGACACCTCGATGAAGGCGTCGGGCTTGGCACAGTGGTCAAACTTCTCCAGCGGCGCGTATGCGGCATCGAGTTTATATGTGGTGATGTCAGCCAATTAAAATCTCCTGAATAGTGCGTGTACGGTGTTCTCTGATGATGAATTTATGTCCGCCATCCTTGGCGTACTGCGTTAAGTAATAAGTACCAGCAGAACGAACTTCGTCCAAGTTGTTGCTGGAGCCACCAGCCTGCCAGTCGCCATCGGCGTCTTCTATCTCCCACTCGTAGTGGAGATCGGTGATGATCGGATCTGGTTGATTAGTCATCGTCTGGCAGTTCATTAAGAAGGGCGTAGTCACCGATGATTGCCAGCGCCGCTTTGTTGTAGGCACGAGCAGCATCTAGCTCATTCTCAAAAGCTCCCAAAAGGTATTGCTTACCTTTGTATCGAAAGGCAGCACGATACGGCTTTTTTGGGCTGGTGTTTTTCTGCACACCTCGATACTTACTGAACTTGTTTGGCGGCAGTGGCCTATTGGCCTGCGACAAGTAAAAGTCCTTGTCGTTCATCAAACGTTTAACCATTGGAAAGCCTGTTGAAGACGTAACTCACCAGCGTCTCGACTAAACGCCGGTCTACATGCCCCTGCATGTAACGCTGCGAATCTGCCAGCAGCTTGTTAAACCGTGCAGCATCGTAGTGCTCTGCAGCTGGAGCACCTAACACTCGCTCCCGCAAAAGCTCAGAGCGAGTAATACCTCTCGTCTGTGCTTCTTTATCAATCACAGCGAGGTCGGCAAGATCAAACCGCAGTTTGATTTCCTTCATCGGTTACCCAATTCAATCTGAATCGCTGCCTGAAAATACCCCGCAGTCTTCATCCGCCGATACACAGTACCAGCCTCATCGGACTGCTTATTTTCCAACGTGGCATAAAGATGCCTCGCATCCTCCAATGCTGCCCGTGTATCCACATTGAGCAGTTCCAGATCACGCATCGGTAGCCCTTTCAACTGGTCCAGATACACGGTCTGCCCCAGCAAAAACGACTTGTAGAACGGGATCATCGACGTGTCGTTCACCATCCGAAATACTCCTTGTGTTTTTGGGCAAGCCAAGCATCGTACTCAGCTGGTGTAGCAAACTTGTCTTTAAACACTTCCGGTACTGAAGTGCTGGCTTGCCTGGGACGATTACGCATTTCGCTCATGTCGTGCCAGTTGTAGCCACGACTTTCGCGGTAATACTGTTCGTGTGCGTCGTAGTTCATGCAAAAAACCTCGGATCTTGTTGCCTCAACCGAGTGAGATCCGCGAGTCTCAGTTTGAGAATCTCGTAGATCGCGGTCTTGGCTAAGGCGGTGGAACTGATGGTGTCGCTGGTGGCGAACACGTAGATAAGGTGGCGATACAGCTGGGTCAGATTACGTGCTCTGACCCAGTGCGTGTCGCCTGGGATGGGCTCTGTGCCGTAGTCCCAGTCGTCGTAGTCCGGCTGGTTCCGCAGTTCGCGGGCTTCAGTCGTCCCAATCTGACGTGTCGATGGGTGCCCAGTCGTCGATCCGCTCTGACAGGAGCTTGCAGAGTTCGGCATCGGTCGCAGGAATCAGGTCTTCGTCAGAAAGGTAGAAGGAGCCTCGGCACAGGGCAGGCCCCCATTCCGCCGGATCCATGTACGTCTGCGGGAACACCACAACAGCGTCATCGACAACGGCATCAACAACCAGAAGCCCATCAGTCTCAAACCTCAGCTCCTCAATCGAAAGAACCTTGCTCACTTTTCTACCTCCTGTGTAGGGATGGAACGCATCCAATCATCAAAAGTCATAGACAGAAACTGTTTGAGGTCTTCAAGCTGCGCCAAGCGCTCCTCATGCGTGGAACAGTCCAGCTGTAGAGCCTTGCACTGATCGCGGTGTTGCTCCAGCAACATGCCAGCCCAGTTGGCGGCGTAGTACCAGGGCATCAGCTTGCCTGGGTCAACTTCAAGTTTGAGAGTCATTTGAAGTACAGAAACAAGGTGCCCGCCTCTGCGGGCTTGCCCTTAGCGTTACACAGAGACAGGCAGGAGTCAACCCCTGCCTGTCGCATTCCGTAACAATCCGGCTACGGCAGGATCTTGCTGGCGACCCAGAGGATCAGCGCACAGGCGCAGACGTAGAAGACCAGCACCAGCGCGATGGTCATACCGGCACCCCTAGCTCCTCAGGCTTGTACTGGGTCAGCACGCACACGTCAGCCCCCTGCCGAAGCGCTCCGCCCACAAGGTAGTGGAACTGTGCCTCGGCGTCTGACGACTCGGGGATCTGGTACTCCTCGACCTCGTAGGCAGTGCCTCGGCGATACCAGCTGACCCGAACGACGGCCAGCAGCTCGAAGGGGATGTCGCCCATGGTGTAGCCCAGCGTGGGCTTCCTGGGCGGCCTCGCCTGGGGCTTGTCGGACTTAGCCACGGGATCCCTCCAGAACAGCCACGCGGCAACCCGCAGTAGCCCTAGGAAAAAGTTAGGCGGATCGAACTGTCCCATCAGTCCCAAAGCCGTGCGGCTTCCTCCATCAGCCGATCCAGCTCCTCCGGCGACCGTTCTCCCCTTGGGGAGCCCTCCAAAACCTGTCCTTTTATGCCAGATCCCTTGGTATGACTGGGAAGTAAATCGGGACACGTAGGGGGGCTGTCCTCTTTTGCTCCAGCCACCTCCTCAAAAGAGGACACGTCTAGGGGCTGTCCTTTTTTACTTTCCAGTCCCTGACTGGGTTTTCCCAATTCGGGACACATATTCACACACATATCACGCGAGAGAACTGCCTGGTACAAGTTGGAAGGACGGGCTCCGCTGGAGGTCTGCCCAACCACCTCCACCAACCCCCTCGAAGCAAGCCTCTGGAGCGCCTTGCCGATAGCGGCCACACTTCCACCGCACAAGGGATCCGCAGCCAGGTCAGAGCGGCTCAGAGAGCGCGGATACGCAGCCCTCAGGCGCTGGAGCACCCGATCCACGATGGAAGCCGGACTGGCGCTGTCGGTATCCAGCTCCACGTAGTCCGCCAGCGAGAACGTCAGGTCGCTCTCCAGCTTCATCAGCAGCTTGGAGCCATCCCTGCCCGCCCTGGACTTCTCGACGGTGATGAGGCGGGCGTTGTAGCCGGTCTGCTCGACCTGCTGCCGATCCGGCCGCCTAAGCCCCCACACCTCATCCACAGCGTCCCTGATGGCCGTAGAACCCCGGAACCCGCCAGTCTTGTTGGCGTGGTGGATCAGCAGGATCGTGCAAGCCGGGAACGTCCGCCCGTTGTTGTTGGCCAGCCAGTAAATCGGGCTCGCAAACTCTTTCTTGTTTTCGTCGAACGCCGACCCCCTGCTGCAACCCGTAATCGAGTCGATGATGACCAGCTTCGGCTGGTGCTTCTCAATCAACTTCACGAAGCGGTAGTACCAGTTCAGATCCCACCCCATCACCACCGTCACGGGATCCTGCGGCTGGAACTCCAGATCCCGCAGCTGCTGCTGAACCTGCACCTCGCTCTGATCGCCATTGAGGATCAGCACCGGCCCAGCCTGCACTGGAACGAGATCCCCCCGCACGGAGAACGGAATCCCCCGCGCCACATGCTTGGCAATGGTCCAAGCCGACATGGACTTGCCATCACCGCCAGCGCCGTGAATCATCACGGTCCCAGGGCAAGGCAGCAGATCCGGGATCAGATACTCAAACTTCAGATCCTTTTCCAGCAGCCGACTCATCGCCATTTCATCGTCTTGCTGCTCGAACTGCATCTGGGCGATCAGCAGCCGCTCCAGCGCCCCAGCGTCACGGTATCCAGCCTCCAGCGCCAGCACATTCATGGCGTGCGCGGCCTCCGCCGGATTCTGCAGCTGCTGGATCTCTTTCGCCCGCCGAATCACCTCGGCGTAGGTGATGACGACCTGCCGAATCCTGGTGACGTTATCGGCCTCAACATCCTCAACAACCTTCCGCAGATCCTCGGACAGCCACAGCCGCCCCGGCATCTGCTGGTCCGCCATCCAGAACAGCGTCCCAAGGCTCACCGGCCCCTTCCGAAAGGACTTCCAGACCTCTTCACAGGGATTACCACTGGCCCAATCCTGTGAAAATTCGGGGTCTTCTGCAGACCACGCCGCCCAAAGCGTCAAACCAAGGTCAGTCGGCAGCTCGCTGTGGATCGCCATCCCCACCTTGACCCAATGATCCCGGCTACCACTGCCCTGCCCCGGAATCACCCGCAACGCGGACTGAATGATCTCAGCCACCTCAGCTGGATCTCGATCCGAGAAATCCAGCGCCTTACGGTTCTTAATGAACCCGCCATCCTGCACCTCACGCCCCGCGTGATCGCGCATTTCGGCCAGCAGCCAATCAGGAGCCCCTGGAATGGCCTCCAGATCGCCCTCAAAGCCGTATTCCCCCTCCGGCGCCTTCCCATCACTGGAGCCCGGATAAGCCCCGTAGAGGAGCCCCTGGCGGCCCCAGAGCACTTCGTAGCCCGCCCCGGTATCCGACAACCCAAAACCCTTTACCTCGCCCCACAGGGCCTCAGGGACGCGAAACAGGTACTTCGCCGCATTCGCCTTGGTCGAAGTGATGACTGGAGCACCCTCCAGCGACTCCCCCCACTTCTTTTTGAGACGACTGAGATTCCTGTCCACATCAAGAATCACCAGTCCCCCACTCCGAGCCCCGGTAAACGCCCCCACGGCCTGGAACACATCCGGCCGCCGCTCAATCTGGAGCGCCACATCCGCCGGCCCCATCACGCTGTGATGACTCCGCTCCAGCGGTGTCTTGCCTTTTGAAATTTTCCCCGACTGGATCGCCTGCCCCTTGGCGTAGATCGGGGCATACGCGATCCCCACCGGCAACTGGCGCACGAAAGCCAGCAGCTCGCGCATCT